TGAATGTTTGAGCTTAATCCATTAATTGCATGTTGATACAAATTTTTAAGTTCTTGATCCTCTATTTTAGGATAAGCGTTTTTTAACTTCATTAGCCCAACGGATTGAAAAGCAACTAATTCATGTAATTCTAACGTTTCATGCCAGGCAAGATGATCGGGCATATGGTGAGTCTGATAATTATTCTCCATATATTATCCTCCTAATGCAGTATTCCTTACCTACGGTATTCGAAATGTTTGAATTGGGACTTTGTCTAATTATTTTTGGGCTTGTTTCAAAGGAAATGTAGAGGATATTCAAAAAAGAATTGAATTTGTATCCAACCTATATCGTTAAGTTTTAATTCATATTTCGACGAAAACGCGAAAGGAGCTGAGAAAGATGGCGCTCATACTTGACCAGTACATGGATACGAACAAGTATATAAAACTATCAGCAAAGATGTCAGATATGGATATTGCGCGGCGGTATGGAGTCAGTCGGACTGCCATACTTAACTGGAAGCGAGCGAATGGTCTTGTGAAAGGGAGGAATGATTGATGGAATGCGGAAAATGCGGTCGAGAACTGAAAGATCGGAAGTCAATTGAGCGCGGGTACGGGCCGAAGTGCTGGCGGAAAATTCGGGATGCGGAGGAAGAGAAAAGTGAAAGTAATTAATTATTGTTGGTCTTGTTCCAAGCAGCATGACTTGAACAATACGCATTTCATAGGCGAGATAAAAAATGTGAAATGCGAGTGCGGTGGATATGTGGTGACGCCCAGTGGAAAAGCGTTATTTCAAATAGTAAAAGAAGGTGGAAAGGATGAAGCAAACACAGGCTAACAGAGGCATTGCTTTTGAGAATCTTGTCAATATAGCTAATACTCAGTATAAAAACAAGGGGCTGGCGCTGATATCGAAGCGCCCAACCCCGGTTAAGGTTCTCAAATCAAAAGGCACACAGGTACTTAAAGGCTTTTATGAACAGAAATCCAGCGTAGACTATTCCGGTATTTATGCAGGAATTCCAATAGAATTCGAGGCCAAGAGCATTTCCGGTAAGCGGTTTGAGCTTAAAAACATCCATGACCACCAGTTGCAGCATCTAAAAAATGCGGAGCAGCATGGGGCCACTGTGTTCCTGCTGATTGAATTTAGAGACACCCGGGAGATATTCTTTACGCCACTCTCTCTGATCACTCTGGCGGTTAAAAATGCGGCTCGGGGAGGGCGTAAGTCGATTCCTATTGATGACTTTCAGATATACGCTGATCAGGTGAACCAGGGCAGAGGTGTTCCGTTGGATTATTTAGCTGTGGTAGACAAGCACGTGGAAAAAGTAACAAGTTAGGAGGCGTTTCTATGAACGATCAAATAGCGTGGCAGAAGCAAGTGACCAAAACCGATGTTCCCGGCCACATTGTGACTCGGAAGATGACAGAGAAAGAGAAGCGAAGACTTGAGGAGAAACCTCAGCGCCAGTTGTACAAGTCGGAGCCAAAACGCAAATCAGATTTCACGTGGCCGAAGAGGAGGGAAGATCATGGGAAAGTATGAAGTTGAATTGAAGATTCAAACGGAACACAAGGTAAAGGTCATAGTGGAAGGTGATTATCATGACTCTGATGATCCGACTATTGATGAAAATGCCATACAGGAAGCAAATATGGATCATGGAAAATGGGATTATGTAGATACTGATTTTGATGTCGTGGCTATAAAAAAAGTATAGTAAAAAAGCCGCCCCTCTCGGAACGGCTGACCCTACAGCAAGTATATCAGGGAGGGGTCCAAATGAGAATGAAAGACTTGGAAATTAATACAGCTACAGGTAAAATAGAACTAGATGCTACAGCATACGACAAACCCGTTTTGGTGATGATCTCAGAAGGGAGAGCTAAGCAGACGGTTCTGCCTCATCACGGAGAAACAAAAGTAGTCACCCATCAAGGGAAGTTAAAGCGGGTAAGGTTTGATGAGGGGGAAGAGTTTTGAGAGGTGCGGAAAATTCAAACTAGGTATTCGTTAATTGAATAAAGGAACAAATAGTTTAATTAAAATAGGTGGTTATGATGGTTATATTAAGTACGAGTCCATTATTCAAAGATCCTAGCTTTTTAGGGGCGTTGATCGGTGCAATTATTACAGGTTTGATAGCAATATTTGTTATGGGTGGGCAGATAGTTTACGACAAAAAGAAAAAGAACCAGGAAGACAATAAGAATTTTGTGAAAGTGTTGACTTTAATTGAAAGCGAAGGGGGACGTTTTTATTCATTAGGTAAGGTGATTGTTGAATTAGGATACCAAGAAAACCATATGACTGCAGGATCTTTAGAAAGAATTGAGAAAGTAAAGCAACACCTTAGTGCTATAGATCATAGACATGTTCCACAGGAATATTATGAAGAGTTCATTTCTTTTCAATCTACTATAGAAGCTTTACTGAAAAATATCAAGGCTGGGATGGAAGGTCTGCCAGGAAGTGAAGGGAATATTGAGATGTTAGAGGATTTCAAATACGAAATTGATAGTTTCGTTAAAACAAAACAAAAACTACAAAAGAAAATATAAGTTCTACCAGCCCACTGGAGGACGTTGAGATTTACGGTACATCCGTAATCTTGGCGTCCTCTTTTTTATTGGAGCAAATAACCCACTTGCAACCAATCTGCAAAACGACCCCTATTTTTGCAACCGAGGAGGGAGAGCATGAAGAAAAAGAAACCAAAAGAGAAGCTCACTGATAAAGACCTAAAGGAACTCATGGGTGTGAATAGACCGACTTACGGCCGCGGCAATGGTGGAGCGATTAAGCAGAAATAAAGGGGCGATTCCATGAATAAGCGACAAATCGAAGCGCTGTTGAAAGATTACCACTGGATGATGAACAGCATTAAACTGCTCCGCGATTCGATGGAGGACGCCGGAGAGAAGCTCACAGCGCAATACGGAATTGAATCCGTCATGCCGAAAGCGCAGGGCGGCGGTCAGAGTGATCCGGTGGCTAAAGAGACAGCCAGGCGTGAAAAGCGCTGGAATAAGGTCGCTCAGTATGAGAAAAAGGTAAAACTTATTCAAGACCGTATTCATCTGATCACGGACGATCGTGAAGTTGAGGTGCTGCATTGGTTACTCGAGGGCAAATCTTTGCGGTGGATTGGTAAGCATATGGGGTTGTCTCATTCTCATGTGAACCGTATTCGAGAGTCCATTGTTGATAAAATTGCAGGCAATGTTCCAGATGTTCCAAATGTTCCAGAAGAAACAGATTTCGCAAAAGAAATCTCTGGTTGTTAGAATGGGAGGCAGGAACGGAGCGGAAATTCATTACAGGTTTTGCTCATAATTTTCTGTTCTCCTCGGACATATTAATAAAACGAGGTGAACGTGATGTGTTTATATGGAATATATAAAAATGTCAATATAATAAATCCTGATCAAAATAGATCGGTTGTACCAGTTGATGCTTGCATTGCTGATGAAATTAAATTTCTTAACGATAATAGCGTGATAACGTTAGCATCTTGTTGTGGGCATGGCCGAGCAGGACAAATACACACATGGAGTAATGCATATGGAGAATGGAAGGGGCACCACCAGCCACCTATTGTGTTAATAAGGGAAGACAGTATTCATTTGGCAGAGGATCTTGGCTATCGTCCTTATCCTTACTATTATGCAGAAGGAGAACATGATAGAGTTTGGAATCTCTTATTGAAAACAGGCTGCATAACGATGGAGGATTGTAGGAAATGGCATAAAGTGAACAAAGTTCCTTTTAAACGTGATTTGGGGTTACTGGCAGAGTCAAAGCGCTCTGCCAGCATATAATTTAATGCTTTGAATTTCCTATGCATTTCGCACAGTTGTCAAACCCCTCTCTTTTTGCTTGAGCATGAGTGTCTGGAGAAAATGTTTTCACATGGCTGTCTCTTATTAAAGGAATATTACATTCGCCATAACGATCCTCGTTGTCTAAATCATGCACTTCATTTGAGTTGGTGTTGCCGATGAACCGTTTGTCATTAAATGGAGCTCGTTTTCTCCGCATAATTTCACCTCCTTTCTTAATAGAACTATTTCAACAAAAAGGGAGGTTTTTCCTTTTTTTAAAACTAAATAAGCAGGAAAATAGTACCTCATGTCGAATTATAATTCGTTGTAAGGAGGTACTATTATAATGGGTTTTTCTAATGTGGATGCCACAGCTATTGATGCAATTGCGCTGAAACTAGGGGCGCTGCTGTTATTTATGTTTTTATCCGGTATTATTGTTGCATTTATTTCGAAAGCATGTAAGATCCCTCCCATATTTACGGGAGTTCTGAGTTTAGCAGCATCATTGATCGTAGCCTTTTACTGGTTTAAGTTATTGGCTTAATGTCGATAATTGACGAACGAATGATGAAGGAATCATGCCTTTCTACTCAGAATTTGTTGAGAGGAGGGATTTTAATGGAAAAAGAAACTTTGCCATTTCTTATTATTCTAGACATTTATGAAAACGTGAGTCCAAGCTCAGAGAAACGTTATGGTGTGGATAGTACACAGTTCGAAGGAGCTGCAGAATGGCTCTTGGAAAATAATCTTATCAAAGATGTTTTTTACGCGGATGATAAACCGCAATTGAACGGAGCGGGTTTGACAAATGCAGGGGCCGAAAGAGTAAATGCAGTCAATGAAGTAGTTATGGGGGTATTAGAGGAAATAGACGAAGGTTCGAGACCGGAGAGAGGGAAACATCAAAGTTCAAAAGATCACTGGGTGACTGCGGCAGCTTTTCTGAAAGACACAGGGAAGTTGGATAACGTAGAGATCTCAAGAGGGGGAAGAGATGTGGCAACGGTGGTTCACTATAACAAGCCAATAATGACTGATGAAGGAAAACGTTATTTAGTGCAGAATAAATGACTAGCAAGGAGGGGTATTAAATATGCGTTTCAGCTTAATAGAAAATGGAATTGATTCTTTAAAAGTAGCAGGAGATATTTTGCTTAATTATTATCAGGACTATGAATTTGAAAACCATCAAATAAAGGATGCTTTATTTTCATTTGTGCATGGTGTCGAAGTGCTTGCGAAATATGTAATTAGAGAAGAAAATGAAGAAAATATTTTCAGCAACAAAGCAGAATATAGTTCTGCTAAACAAAGAATGGAAGAAGAAAATGCAGATAATATTATGGAAATAAATCCTAGTATACATACAATTAACCTTCAAAAGGCTTTAAATTTTTTGAAAGATGGGAAATGGGAAATGTCGCTAGAGTTATACGATAAGCTTGTAGAAATGAAGTATTTCAGGAACCAACTGATGCATTTTACAGTTGAACTTGACGAAGATTCATTTTTAGAATTTATTCGTGATCTTCGTATTACTTTTGAAAAATCAGTAGAATTCTTTGATAACAATATTTCTGAATTCAAAGAAGCATTTGATAGAGCAGTTAGAGAAGTTGGTTTGACTGAGTACGAAACGTACTTAGATGAATTAGAATCCAGAGCACTAATGGCCGAAGAGGAAGCGAGATTAGATGCGGAAGCAGAATACTATGAATCTCTGGAAGAGTACCATAAGCATTAATTAGCCTATAAAGATGCTTTTCTAACAAAACAACTCAATGGAACGTGGAGGTGGGTGAGGATGTAAATGGCAGCGGACCATAAGAAAGCCGAGCAGGATTACTTGAAAGGCATGAAGTATAAGGACATAGCAGATAAATACGGCGTCTCTGTAAATACCGTGAAGTCATGGAAAAGACGACATGGATGGAACAGGGAAAAGGGTGCACCCAAAGAAGAAGGGGTGCACACAAAAAAAGCAGGTGCGCCACAAGGAAATAAAAACGCTATCGGAAACCGTGGAGGAGCTCCAGTCGGAAACGACAACGCTACCTCACACGGTTTTTTTCGTACCATTTTTCCCGATGATGAGGAGACGCTTGGCATTGTCGATGCAATATCCTCGAAGGGGCCGGTCGATATGCTTTGGGAGAATATCGTTATTAAGTATACAGCGATAGCCAGGGCACAGAAGCTTATGTATGTGGAAGACCAGGACGACATGACCAAAGAGGTTAAAAAAACAGAGTCTGTCAGCGGTGAGGAAATGGATATCAGCAAGGAAGAGTATGAGATCCAATTTGCTTGGGATAAACATGCAACGCTAATGACGGCTCAGTCCAGAGCGATGTCTGAGCTGCGATCATTGATAAAAGACTTCCTGCAGTTATCCGGCCAAGATGATCAGCGCCGGCTGCAGCTGGAGAAGATGCAGCATGAAATGCAATTGAGTCAAGATAAGCTGGATCTAGATAAAGCCAAAGCCAATGTGGATGAAGGGGAGTATGAAGATGATGGATTTATCGATGCATTAGGAAATGCCGTCGAAGAGGTGTGGGACGATGACGACAACACAGAATAAAAAGAAGCCCGCGCTGTTTAAATTCGAGCCGTTTTCGAAGAAGCAAAAGAAAGTCCTGACGTGGTGGCATCCGAAATCGCCGGTATCTGATAAAGACGGCATTATCTGCGACGGATCCGTCCGAGCCGGGAAAACAGTGGTCATGTCGCTCTCCTATGTGATGTGGGGCATGGAAACGTTTAATGATGAAAACCTGGGCATGGCCGGCAAAACCATCGGCTCTTTTCGGAGAAACGTCATCCGTCCTCTGAAGCGTATGCTAAAGTCCAGAGGGTACCGGGTAAAGGATCACCGAGCTGACAACTTCATGACCATAAGCTATAAAGGGAAGACCAATTACTTTTATATCTTTGGTGGTAAAGACGAAGGCAGCCAGGATCTTATTCAAGGTATCACATTGGCCGGGATGTTCTTCGATGAAGTAGCACTCATGCCGGAGTCATTTGTCAGCCAGGCGGAAGCACGTTGCTCGGTGGACGGTTCGAAATACTGGTACAACTGCAACCCGGGAAGCCCTTATCACTGGTTTAAAGAAAACTATTTAGACCAGCTGGAGGAAAAGAATTTAGTCCATCTTCACTTCATGATGCAGGATAATCCTTCATTGAGCCAAAAGGTTATAGAGCGCTATGAGAGGATGTTCAGCGGTGTTTTTTACGAGCGCTTTATCCTTGGATTATGGGTGCTTGCAGAAGGCGTTATTTTTGACATGTTCAACAAAGAGAAGCATGTCATGAAGGTGAACTTCAAACGTTTTGATAAATACTATGTGTCGGCGGACTACGGCACCCAGAACCCCACAGCTTTTGGCTTGTGGGGTTTACGTTTGGGCGTTTGGTACAAGCTTCGGGAATACCATTACGATGGACGGAAGGAAAACAAACAGAAAACGCCGCAGGATTATCTTGATGATTTACTATCATTCACATCAGATGTCCGGGTATCTGGCGTTATTATAGATCCAAGCGCCACCCCATTTATAGCTCTATTAAAGAAAAATCGACTGCGGGCTATAGAAGCAAAGAACGAAGTGCTGGAAGGGATTCAAAATATGGCCAATGCCTTACGGGAAGGCGAGATATTCTATGATGAATCCTGCAAAGAGACATTCCGAGAATTTTCTTCTTACATCTGGGATGAAAAGGCCGGAAACCGAGGGGAAGATAAACCGGTTAAGGCTAATGACCATCATATGGATGCGGATAGATACTTTGTTAATACGATTGTATATGGACGAGGCAAGAAGTCACTGAAAGAACGGTACAAAAACTTGGCATAAGGTGAGTGAACACGATGGCAAAGAAAACGACACTGGACCGCGCAAAAGAATATAAGAATGATTTTATGGCTGGTGGCGGGAAAGCTGGGCAACGTGATCCACTCACTAAACAAAAGCCAAGTGGCCGCCGTTACGTGAGCCCCGAGGAAATCACGCGCATGTATTCGAACAACCAAATCGTCCAGAACATCATCGATATCCCTGCTGAAGATGCAACAAGGGAATGGATCACGTTGGAGATGAAGGATGAAAGATTGGCCCGAGGATTGGAGCAGAAGTTGCAAAAACTCAATGCACAGGAAGCCTTTGAAAAAATGGTTGGGTTTGACAGGCTACGTGGCGATGGCTTTGTCTCTATAGGCTCTGCCGAAACAGGGAGATGGGACCTGCAGGATCCACTGAACGTGAACAAACTGCGTAAAATTGATTATCTGCATGGGTTTAGCAGCAACAAAATCACAAAGTTTGAAGTGATAGACGATCCATTCAGTCCAAATTATGGGGATGTTGAGTTTTATCAAGTCAATTCCTCAGGCATGCTTGCTGAGATGTCACGCTATGTACACCGCTCTCGGCTTCTGCATCTTCAGACCAAAAAGCTGGAGGATGACCACTGGGGACAGCCAATGCTGGAACCGATGTGGGATATCTTGACGGTATTTGATACCGCGGTTTGGTCTGTAGGGCAGATTTTATATGATTACACATTTAAAGTGTTCAGCTCGGATCAGGCAGAAGAGTTATCCAGAGAAGAACTGAGAGAAACACAGATGTTAACGGACTATATGTTTAGAACGGAAGCTCTTGCTCTTATTGGTCAGAACGAAACGCTGAGTAAAGAAACGACACAAGTCCAAGGTATCGAACAGCTCCTAACCTTCGTTTGGGAGCTTTTATCTGGTTCAGCTAGAATGCCGAAATCTCATTTGTTAGGACAGCAAGCTGGAACGATTAGCGGCGCTCAATATGATAGCCTGAACTATTACGCTCGAATCGCCGGGATTCAGGAGAACTTCATTAGACCGAAAATTGAATACTTGGTCCGACTTCTTTTGTGGGCAAGTGATGAAGCTGGCGGTCAAATTGACCCGGATAGCTTCGAATGGAACGTGAAGTTCAATCCACTCTGGAAACTGGATGATCAAACGGATGCTGATATCCGCAAAAAGGTGGCGGAAACAGATGCTATCTATCTTAAAAACATGGTTATTACATCAGACGAAGTTCGAGAAAAACGCTTTGATAGTGAAAGCCTGATGGGAGAGCTCGATTACTCGGAAGAAGAGGCAGCAGAGGTCAACGAAATGATTCAGCAGGCTCAGGAGGCGAACGGCAATGCCGGTTCCTAATTCACAATTCCCGACTGCCGTTGCTGTTCAGTATGCACGCCGACTCCAGAAGTTGGTTGATGAAAACAGAAAGCTGATCTGGGAGAAATGGAAGAATGAAATCAAGCCACTAATCCATGCTTACCGTGAACGCAATGACTCCTTAACGTTGGATGAGGACGAGCTTTCCGAGATTGAATCTATCCTAGAAGAGATTGAGGCAGCATCGGCAGAAATATTAAGCGCCGCGGTGATTGAGAAGGTAGCAGGGGAATTCGTGGCAGCCCTGAATCGAAGGCAACGAGAACGATTTCGAGAGCAGTTCCAGGAAGTAATAGGCATAGACCCTATTGAAAATAATAGTTGGCTTGAGTCCTTCATGAACACCGCCGTTAAAGAAAATGTCAGTTATATCAGATCTATTGAACGTGAGTACCATAACCGCGTACAAACTGTCATCATCCAAGGCGTCAGACGTGGGAAATCTTTGAATGATATGGCGTCTGAGATCAAGAGAGCATCTGGAGTAAGTAAAAGCCGGGCTAAATTTATAGCTCGTGATCAGGCCGGATCTATTTATGGAGATTTAACAAAAAAGCGTCAAGAAGAGATGGGTTTAAAGAAGTTTAGATGGCGAACCGCTAATGATAACCGCGTTCGTGATTCGCACGAAGAAAATCACAACAAAGTATTTACTTGGAAAGACGGCGCCAACGGACTTTATCCGGGTACCGATTATAACTGTCGTTGTGTAGCTGAACCCTTGGAGGAAGAGCTCTTTGAGTTTGAATAGAAAGGTGGTGATCTTATGTCTGTAGAACGAGAGACAAATAAGCATTTGAAACAAATTGGCGATTCTTTAAAAAGAATAGAGAAGCATTTACGGCCTGTTGAAGAAGGCGAAGATTCTTACGATTTCCAATCCCCTACAGCTGGAAAGAAAGTCAAATCGAAAGGGGGTGACGAAAAGTGAAGACACAGCGTTATGATCGCTCGTTTGTGCTTGATTATGAAGAAACAGACGAGGGATATCTGACAGTGCGTGCCGTTGTAACAAAGCCAGGCGTTTATCCATACCAGCGAGGGGATGGATCCGTGCAGTATGAATTGAAACATCTGGAAGATATTTATTCCGACCGCACTGTAATGAGCTGTAACGCAAAACCGATAACGGATGATCATCCCCGAGAACCCGTTAATCTTAAGAATGTAAAAGTGCATGGCAGAGGTTTTTCTCACAGTGATGCCCAGGTTAAAAATAACGGTGTAATGGTGACGTTTACGGTCTTCGATGAGGATCTGATTCGAAAGATCCGAGAAGAGGATAAGCGTGAGATCAGCCTTGGATTTGAAACGGAGCTTGTGGCAGAAGACGGCGAGTACAACGGACAACGGTATCAGTACAGACAGACGCAGGTTGATGTGAACCATATTGCTATCGTTGATAAGGGTCGAGTGGGGCCTGAAGCAGCTATAAGGGGCGACTCGGATGCCTGGCAGATTGATAGTAATCAAAAACAAAACGGAGGTGGATCCACCATGGCAAAATTGAAAATCGATGAACAAGAATTTGAAGTACCTAGTGAAGTAAAATCGAAAGTGGAGGGGCTCCAGGCCAAAGCTGACAGTTATGATCAACTAAAGAAAGACCATGATACAACTGTAGCTAACTATGACGCTCAAAAAACGGAACTAGATAAAAAGAAAAAAGAATTAGAAGACGCTCAGAAGGCGGAGCCGAAACAGGACGCGATTGACAACGCTGTAGAGGCCCGTCTTTCTTTATTGGATGAAGCTAGGGAACATTTGCCTGAGGACTTTGAATATAAAGGTAGAACGGATTCTGATATCAAAGTCGCTGTTATTCAAGCTCAGGATGAAAAGTTTGAGGCTAAGGATAAATCCGATGAGTATATTAACGCTCGTTACGATGCAACGATGTCTTTTCTTAAAGATTCAGTACAGACAGCAACGGGGCAAAATAACATGAAATTCACGAAAACTAACACAAGCGATGCACTGGACCAAAAACGTCAACAGCGCTTGAACCTGCGAGACTCTAAGTAATTAAAGGAGGATGAGTGATCATGGCAATCACCGAATATAACAAGTACATGCAAGAAGCTGCGTCAAAAGGGAAACTGGCTGAGTATCCGGATTATCGAGCGGACACCAAGGCAGCGGATGCAGCCATTAAATATGGGATGGCCGTTGAACTTGCCGGTTCATCTGGGGAGAGGGTGACTACTTTCTCGGGTGGTACTCCTTTTGGTATCACACTCGCACGAGAATACACTGACTACACCGAAGAGAATCCCGATGATTTGAAATACCGTGCAAATGAACCAGTTGCAGTCATCCGGCAAGGAACGATATGGGTAGAAGTCGAGGATGATGTAACGCCGGCGGACTCGGTATATGCAGATAATTCAACAGGGAATTTTCGCGCCACTGAAACAGATGGGGAAAGTAATACAGTTGGGACAGCGATCCCGGGAGCAATGTTTAAGTCTGCTGCAAATAGCGGTGAACTCGTAAAAGTAGAAATTAATCTGCCGGCATAAGTGAAAACGGACTAACTAAAAAGGAGATGAAAGCACATGCCTATGAAATATGATGCAATGATGCGTCCCGAAGATCTAGAGGCTGTAGATAATACGATTTATGAACCAAAACGCGAGGAGCTCATTGCAAGAACCCTTGTAAATGTTAAAAGCGATGTTCCGGATGGTGCGGAGACTTATAGTTATGATGTTATGACGCGTAGCGGGGCGGCGAAAATCCTGGCTTCCGGCGCAGACGACGTAGCGTTAGTTGATGCCGATATGCGGCGCCACACCGTACAGATTTACTCTATAGCTGCGGCTTTCCGAGTATCCGTTCAAGAGCTTAGACAAGCTCGTATGGCTAACAAACCAATCGAAGCAACAAAAGCAGCCACAGCGCGCCGTGCGATTGCAGAAAAGGAAAACAAACTTGCATGGATCGGCGATGAGACGTATAACATCCTTGGTTTTACTAATGCAGAAGGCATCCAGACAAGTGCCCTTGATCAAAATGAAGCCGGGGACTCTACACAATGGGCAGACAAGAATGGGAAGGAAATTGTTGCTGATTTGCGACAAGCACGGTCGAAAGTAAATCGGCTCCCGGGTCATACCCCTGATACTCTTGTAGTTACTCCAGACGCTCTGGAGGAGTTGGAAAAAGAGTATAACCAATACACTGGACAAACGGTTCGCCAGTACATTCAAAACCAAGGCTGGTTCTCAACCATTCAGAGTACATCCGATTTAGAAGGACAAGGAGATAACGGAGAGGATTCCTTCTTGGTCTTTGATAGTTCTAATGAAGTGGTGCAATTGCTAGTTCCAATGGATATTATGAGGCATGAGCAAGAATATAAATACCCGAGTTATAAGGTTCCTGTCGAGGAACGGTGCGGCGGTGTTGTTATTCGTTATCCAATGGCTATTGTGAGAGGAGATGGTGTTTAATGTTAGTACACAACAAAGGTAAATACGTCCGTCATGCAGCAGGGGCCACTCTGCTGCCTGGTACTAATGACATTACTGAAAAAGAATTTAAGCGATTTTCCTCCCATCCGATTGCAAAGAAATGGATTGATAAAGGCGAAATCGTGGCGCATGAAGAGAAATCTTTGGTTGATATGAATGCGAAACCGGCTATCGAGATAGTGGAAGACACATTCGACAAGTCAAAGCTTGAAGAATGGTTGGATAAAGAAGATCGAAGCACAGTGATTGAGGCTATTAACAAGCAATTGGATCAACTTGACGGCGAAGGAGACGGCGGACCGGAAGGTGATGAGTAGATGGCAAAGACATCTCCTGAAAAAGTTCAATCTATTGCTCAGCATCTGAACTCATTAGATTCCTCGACTATACAGATGTATATCGATGATGCAGCATTAGAAGTCGAGGAACACAGTGTTCCAGCGAAATATGTAGAGAAGATGGAGCGTTACTTGGCTGCTCATTTTGCAACAATTGATTATCGTCGTCCAGAAACTGAAACAATAGGGGATCTTTCAACTTCTTACAAATCACCACGAGAACAAACAAGTGGATCCGGTTTAGGTATTACAGAATACGGCCAAGAATTTCAGCGAATCCGTCAAAAAGCTAAAGGGTTCAGGTTGGTGGTGTTATAAGTGGGAGTGAGGATTAAAGACAATAACAATGTCCCTCAAATTCTGCGTGTCATTAAAGAGCTGTCATCCAAGCGTGTGGAAGTAGGAGTATTTGGTGACGATGATTCTCACCTGCTTATGATCGCGCGCGTGCATGAGTACGGAACAAATATCGAAGTGACGGACAAAATGCGCGGGTGGTTCGCCTATCAAGGCTATCCTCTAAAAGAAAGAGACAACAGAAATCAATATACCCGAACGTTCCTTTGTTCGAAGTACATTTGATCAGGAAGTAAAGAAGCTTGAGCAAAACATGGAAAACCTCCTAGAGCAAGCTTTGAATCTGAGGATCACACCGCAAACCTGCTTTGAACGAATAGGTGCATGGATGGTTAGTCGAATTCAACGAACCATGGAGGAATTAAAGGAACCGCCTAAATCAAAGATGACTCTCGAGAGAGATGATCTGAACAAAGACAATCCTCTAATAAGCAGCGGGCGTCTTAGCCAATCCATCACGTGGAGGGTAGTGTAATGCAACTGCCTATGCGTTATTTAATGGATTTCATTGTTCTAAAAGAAGGGGAGCGAATATTAGACCCGGAAACTGGTAAATATCGAACTCCTGAGTTAGTAGAAGAAACAGTGCAAGGCATCATCCTACCCTTGAACGACGATGAGATGAAGTATGGAGAGGCTGGCACATACACCGTTCAAGATCGTAAGGTGTACGTATCTTTTCCAATGAAAGTAGGACAGCAAATTAAATACAAAGATAATCGATACACGATCCGAGCCGAGAAAGACTACGGCGATTTAGCGGACGTGTATATTTATTTTGCTAAGCGAGTAGGTGAGACTAGTGCTTGATTTGCTGGAAGTAAGGAAAGCTGTTGTATCCGAATTATATTCTCACCTTGGTACAAGGGTGGAGATGAATAATCAAATAGCATCCAAGAAAGAGTATCCGTTTCTGGGTTACGCATTCACTTCGTCTTATATTGCAGACAATGGGCATGGTATTTATACAAGAGAAGCTGCTGGAGATGATGTAGCAGTTACTAAAACAACGTTTCCGCGGCTCACGCTTTCTCTTACTGCTTATGACACGGATCCGGATAATGCATTCCAACTCGCAAAAAAGGCACATGGTTGGTTTTCGTTTCAAGGTTACGATTACCTGAAAAGTAATGGTTTAGTCGTCGTGGAAGCAGGGAGTATTGAGAACCGCGACACCTTGATTGCTGATGATTACGAAAGGCGTCAAGGTTTTGACGTCCAGCTTAGAACAACAGAGCGATTAACCATGACGGTTCCAGCGATTGAAACCGTACAAATTGAAAGGAGTGAAGGCTAAATGGCGTATAGTGATGTTGATGTGGAAATAATTGAAGAGTCGTCATCGGTGTCGGAGCAAGGTTTTGGCATGCCATTGATCTTGTCCACGTCGGGCGATCACGAATATAAAGAATACAGTGAGATTGGCGAAGTGGAAAGTGATTTTGATACTAGCAGTGAAACGTATAAGCAGGCGGAAGCTATATTCAATCAAGACCAACCCCCAGATCGTATCGCCATTTTTGGTATTGTTTATGAACCTGATCTTGATACAGACCCGGACGATCCGACTGTGCTAACAACTGCATTGAATGGGCTGATTGAGCGTGATAATGACTGGTACTTTCTTTTAAGTATTGAACAAGGGGACGAGGAGATCACTGAGCTTTCAAGCTGGATAGATAATCACGACAAGCTTTATTTTGCTGCCACGGACAGCCAAGATCTTCCTACTCAAGTTCAAAATAAACATGCTATTGTCTTCTATCATAGCGAACCTAGTACGTATCCAGATGCAGCATGGATTGGAGAGTGCGCGGGGAAAAATCCAGGCTCCCTCACCTGGAAATTTAAAAACTTAAATGGTATTGATCCTGTGGACTTATCACTCACGGAGATCGGAGATTTGCATGATAATTATGCGAATACGTATCTGCGAGTTAAAGGGAACAATCAAACAAGCAATGGGCAAACGAGCGATGGTTCTTATATTGACATTAAGCGGGGTACTCATTGGCTGAAAGCGCGTATGGGAGAGGCCGTCCAGGAAGTACTTGTGAGCAACGATAAGGTTGCTTTTGATGACGATGGTATTTCTCTAGTCGAGGCCGCAGTACGAAGCATCTTAAAGCTGGCTGTATCGGACGACTTCCGTATCATCGCTCGTGATAATGATGGTAATGGATTATTCACTTTATCAGTTCCTGACAGAAACGATATCAATGAAAGCGATCTTGAAGATCGTATACTGCCGGACATTGAATGGGAGGCCACAATTGCCGGCGCTGTACACAAAGTGAAAGTGAGAGGCGTTTTACGATACTAAATTGGAGGTGGATGCAGAATGGAAACGTATGATCCAAGACAAGTAAAGTTGGTGGTGGCCGGTCGAATCATCACCGGATTTGCCAGCGGTTCGTTTATCACAGCGGAGAAACAAAACAATAACTACAGCTCACATGTAGGTGCTCAGGGTGTTGTTTCTCGTACTCGGAGTGCGGACCCCAGAGGGAACATTTCTACTACGATCAAACAAACGAGTCCTGACTCTGGATTTTTAAACAGTTTGGCGAAGTCAACTGAACTTTTTCAGGCTGAATTGATTGATCGAAACACTAATAAAGTAAATGTTGGCGGTAATGAATGTTGGATCGAGAAGCCTGCATCGATTGAACGTAGTAATGAAGAGCAAGAGCAGCAGTGGAATATTATTGTTGCAGACTACGATCAAGAAATTAGTTAATCAAGGGGCTGCGATGCCCCCTTTATTCAAGGAGGTCATATACATGGCAAAACAAGAAAAGGTAACTATTGGCGGAACAGAATATACCCTGCAGCATCCAGGTGCTAGGTGGTATGTATCCCTGCAGGACCGCATCAGAGACCCGCGATCTGGCCTGAAAATGAACGAGAAATACTACGATGAAATGCTGGAAAACGTGGTTGCTGATCCTGTCGTTGAAATCGATGACTTTGATGATAATACTAAGGATTTAGGTGAGTTGATCAGCGAATGCGAATCCTTTCTTAACGCCGGATAGTTACGAGGAGATTTACCAACGGGTAGAAAAGGATTGGGTGTTTTGGCGACCGGTGGCAGCTGGAATTATATCACTGGAACGAGCTGAAAACATGGATATGAATGAGTTATTTGAGATTAATGCTGCTTTAGACATCTACCTTAATAAAAACAACATGTGAAATTTGCCCCACCAATTGTAGAAATACATGTAAATATGTAAAATTAAAGTCATAATACAAAAGGTGGGGTCATTATGTTTATCTTTGCATTAATTGGCGTGCTTGGGTTTTTAGGGACGATTGTGTTCTTAATTTGGGCGCTAGTCAGGAAGTTTCAAAAAAAGCCTGCTAAGCAATTTGTTTCTTATGCTGGGGTTTCATTCGCGGCTTTTATAATTGCTATGATTTTTGATCCAGGAACTGAACAAACAAGCTCAGATTCTGAACCAGCTGAAGAAGAACAGTCAGAAGAAGTTCAATCAACTGAATCTTCTGAAGGCAATAATAATGAATCAGAAGAGGAAGAAACAGAAGAACCGAAAGAAGAATTGTATTTATCCGCAGAGACCCTGAAATACAACAAGGAAAACGATGTCGTAACTATAGCAGGAGAAACCAACGTAGTCGATGGTGCATCAATTACGTTTGCCTTATTAGGTAATGGAGATGAGGATTACGCATTAGTTCCTGACTCCACGACTGTTAAAAATGGTGAGTTTGAAATAACATTAGGAGATTTTGAGGATAATAGTGAGCAAGAGTACGTAGAGAATGGAGATTATCCAGTGGTGGCAAGTTTTGGGACTCAAAGAGATGAGGCATTATCATCAGAATACGAAGGTTATGAATATTTCACTAACAATTATACCATACAAAACGACGCGCAAATTGAAAATACCGAAAGTGGGTTTTTAATAGAATCGATTGATTTAGGTAATATATCAATTGAAAATGCTTATTCCGCTGAAGAAATAGAAGACTTGAAGTTAGATAATAAAAAACAAAACGCTGAGCAATTAGACTTCGCTAGATTGAAAAAAAATCCAGATAAGCATGCAGGTACTTATGTAACCTATACCGGTGAAATTATTGAAATACAAGAAAGTGATAATACGACCTATATGAGGCTTGCAGTTACAAAAACGAATTATGGTTATGACTATGACGACGTAATTTATGTCGAATATGATGATTATACTGAATTCGTTGAGGAAGATGAGGTCACTATTTACGGTGAAGTTTACGGAACATTTGACTACACTTCTCAAGCAGGATGGGACATTTCTATACCTGCTGTCATAGCAGATATAGTTGAATAGTTAACAGGCGTCCTCCGGGGCGTCTTTTTTATGGAAGGAGGGATATAATTGGCTAGAATTAGAGACCTGGCAATCGGCATTAGCTGGGATATCAACGACAGGGCCATAAGAAACGCGAATGAACAAACGGATCGGTTTGTAGATAAAGTCAGCAATGCTGATAGAGATATTCAGAATATGGGACGTCAATTTGATCGCACTGGTTCAGGTATGGATCGTACCCTTAACCAAACTGGATCGGCTGTTGATCGGTTTGGTGAGCGGATAGATAGTGCGAGCGCTGGTGCCCGAAACTCGATGGACCGGGTGAGCAGCTCTATTGTTGATGTTCGTGGCAATATCCTGAGTATCCCTGATCCTAATATAAGTGCCGGGCAGCCTATACGTCAGCTGCAAGATATTAACGATGCGGCCGAGGATATCCAATCATCCATTAGAAGCATGCCGGATCCGGAAATTAATGGCTCCCAGGCCAAGGAAGAGCTACAGGATGTCGAGAATAAAGCACTCGATCTTCAAGACGTATTATCCGGTATCGGTGGATTCGGTGCAGGTTCAGTAGTAGGCGGTGACATTGCGTCATTCCAACAAATGCCCCGTGATTTTATGGCTTCGTTGAATATCGATCAGGAAGTAGCGGATCGGCTTACCGAGGAGACTAAGGATGTATGGGAAAGCATACCGAATATACATCGAGAGGAAGCTCAGAATGCTGTTGAGCAGTCATATCGTCGATTTGAAACAGGTCAATATGGTGAAGACATCGCCAATTTAGCAGATGTAAGAAATGCAGATGTAGATGAGGTTGGCCGTTCAGCTTCACTTGCCTCTGATCGTTTTAATATTAGACCTGAGGAATCAATAAATCTGTTTTCTGAAGCTGCAACACGATTGGAAGATAATTCATTTGAAGAAATGCTTGATAATTTTGATGAATTTTCAAGAAATATAGCTGATGTAGGTTTGAATGCAAAAGATGCTTTTGGACCTATGATTGCTGCTGGAGAAGTTAATCCAAGGGTAATGGATCGCTTTGCGGATTCGTTATCCTCAGAATTTTTTGCAGGAATTAATCAAGAAGACGAAGAAAAAGTAGGCGCTTTAGAGGAATTAAGTGGTTCTGAAACCCAAGCAGAAGAATGGATATCTAGAATCCAAAGTGGCGGGACCCAGGGACGAGAAGCCTATCTGGATATTAATAATCAATTATTAAACTTAGAAAACAATGGAGATCGCGCTAGAATTGGAAGTGAACTATATGGAGCAATGTTCGAAGAACAACAAGGTGATATTTTAGATGTTATAAGCAACATGGACGATTCCATGAACGATTTCTCCGCAACAATTGATGATGTGGAGCAAAAGAACGACGGCATGTGGAATGATTTCATGGAAAAAGGGAAAGAAGCTCGTTCTTGGTTGGATGAGGCGACAGCAGGAACTTTTGGACCATTTGCTGAAGTGCTGGGAAATCTAATGCCGACGTTAGGTGCTATCGGGGGTTATGGTTTAGGGAAATTAACTTCAGGCGGATTTGGAGGCAAAACAGGTGACGGCCGTGGTCAATCTGGCAGCCTTAAGGGTCGTGCCGAAGGTGCAGGCCGAGGTATCATGAATACGGTGCGTGGTGCAGCCAAATGGGGTGGACGTGCTTTGGCTCCTGTGGGCGCAGCCATGGACATCTATGATATTTCCACTTCGGCCCCTGGCGAAGATCGAGAAGAAGCACTTAGCTCGGCAGCTGGCGGATGGAGTGGGGCGGCAGCCGGTGCAGCTGGTGGCTCAGCATTAGGTTCAGTAATTCCAGGTGTTGGCACGGCTATTGGGGGCACTGTCGGAGGTATAGGAGGCTATTTCGGTGGCAGTAAAATTGGAGAATCGATAGCAAATAATGTAGACTTTTCAGCTATCCCTGATAAGATGCAGGATGCAAAAGAGGAAGCCATAGATTTTCTTTCTGATCTCCCAAGTGACGCAGCCACGGAAGCTGGTAAGATAGCCGGGAGCGTTGGTTCGGAGCTGGTTGGCTTTCCTGAGGAATTCGGTGCTTGGTTTGAAACCGCCCATGAGAATGCTATGCAATGGATGAGATCCATCCCTTCAGACATAGGAGGGTTTGTTGCTTCTATACCGGGGCAAGTTGAAGCAGGAATCGGAGCTGTATGGTCATCTTTTTCAAGTCTCGGCTCATCTGCAATTGATGGTATAGTGTCTGGCTTCAATTCAGCGAAAGAAGGACTCGGGGCAGCGGGTAGTTGGATAGTTGACCGAGTGAGTGGGGGCGTCAATTTTGTGCAGGATCGGGTTGATCATTTTACGAGTGGGTTTAATCAAACATACAATTCATCCGGTGATATGCCTGGGCATGCCGAAGGTGGCATTTTTGACGAGCCGCACGTAGCAACATTTGCCGAGAATGGACGTGAAGCAGCTATCCCCATCGATGAAAATAGGGACCGCGCACTTGGAATTTGGAGAGAAACCGGGCGGATGCTTGGTGTTGGTCAAGAAGCAGGAACCTCGATGAACGTTCAACGAGGTGGGAACACGTACAATTTTAACCCAATGACAACTATCAATGTTATGGGGAATATGACTCCTGATCAAGAACGTCAAACCGAAGTGAGATGGAAACGGAAAATTAAGCAGTGGCATGAAGATTTTCATCGGGAGATAAGAGCAAGGGAGGTCTAGGAGATGGCTAGGATAGGAAACGTTGAATTCAATGCACTTCGAGAAGAAAGAAGTTTTATTAATGAAGTGACCAGTCATCCGGTCGAAGACGAAGGGGCTGCCAATGATCATGTAATCAATGAACCGGTTTCCTACACCATCGAAGGCGTAGTAACTAATCCAGGGGCAGCCCGAGCGCATAGAGAATTGAAAAGCATGCGTTTAAGTGGTGAGCCTATACGTTATGACGGGCGTGCGAATTTAAAGAGAGCGATCATAGAAGAGTTTATAACGGATGTGGATGTAAATATCCAGAACGGTTTTAACTTTACTATGACTATCAAACAGGTGAATTTCGCTAGGCCTTCTACTGTAGGTATGCTCCCTGTCTCATTAAAAGCCGATACTTCTGAAGTAGGAAATGCAGGAAGGGTGCAGCCTCAATGATCATACCGATTGAAAAAGAACGAATCCCATACGAGTTTGAAATTAGGCTGAACGAAACCTTGTACACTTTCGAGATCCATTACAACGGAGAACATGATTTCTTCACTGTAGACCTTTACCAAAATGGGGAGGTCATTATATATGGCGAAAAACTTGTGTATGGGCGACCGCTGTTTGAAGGTGTGACGGACTCAAGACTTCCTTCTGACCAAATAACTCCTTTAGACCCTTCCGAGGAGGAGAACAGCGTGACATACGATAACTTCGCAGAAAGCGTGTTGCTCTATATTGGTGCAGAGGAAGAAGGCGATATCGATGAATAGCTTTATGCGTAAAGGTAATATCATTATGGGGCGCGCTTCGTTATCCTCTGAATTATATGACTATGAATTCGAAGTGGAGTTTGATGATAACCCGGAAAAGAATCATGCCGAAGTCGTCTTTTTTAATTTATCTCATGATCGTATTAATCGGATATCCCGAGGTGACCCATTGATCATAAATGCAGGTTACCAAGAAGATGTTGGAACGGTCTTCGTTGGGGCTGTATATGAATCGGATACTGTAAAAGAAGGTGTTGACCGACAAACAACGGTAAGGGCTGTGGATGCTACCGACCAAAGAGATAAACTTCGTGTAAATAAGACTTACAAGGAAGGAACGAAGGCTTCGCAGATTATCGAAGATCTCTGCGGCATCGTTGGACTTAGCATTGGCGCGTTGAATTTACCTGAGGATGTGCAATACCGACAAGGGAAGCATGAAGCTGGAACCATCTTATACCGGTTACGATTGTTAGCAGAAGATTGCGGCGCTAAGTTTCATATCGCTAAAGGAATGGCAAACTTCCGCCCTCCTGGTGAAGGAGATGATATTCGCTTTGTTTTTTCTCCTGAACGTGGCCTGATTGGCAGCCCAGAACCGTTCGTTGAGGAGGATGAAAAAGGCAATGAAGTTAAAGGGTACAACGTCCGTTCATTGCTCAATCACCGCATACAGGCTGATAGCAAGCCAGAAATTAAGTCTCGAGATGTTAATGGGAGTTACCGTGTAAGGAAAGGCACACATACTTGGAATCGAGACGAAGCTATTACAGAATTGGAGGTGATTGAATGATTCATACAAATATGATCTGTAAAGTGGAGCGCTATGACGCAGAAACGGGGATTGGTGATATAGTTCCTCTGTTTACAGACGAGGACGGAGAGCAGCTCCCGATGATTGTAAATGCGCGTGCTCAGAGGCAGCGACTGAAGATTCCGAAAGAACGGACGCTCGAAAGCGGTAATGTTGAACACTCGCCGATCCCAGATGGCGGAACCTCACACACCATTAACAGCGGTAGCGAGACAGTCTCCTATAAGGCAGATGGAGATGCCCAGGACATATTATTAATTCCGTCATACAAAAAGGGTGACATTGTCATGGCCTGCATCACGGAAAGAGACTTTGCCGACGCCGTGAAAGGGCGTGTAGGGAACGGAGACAGTAGAGAGCCACACGATTCCATGTCAGCCATCATCACAGGATTGGTAGGTGATGAAGGGTGAAGGCCTTAAAAATAAATGAAGAGACCGGCGACATCGAGATGGAAGACGGTGTGCCTACTTGGGTTGATGGTAATGATGAGTTGATCCAAGAAGTCCGTAGCGTTGTAAAAACAAATATCGAAGAGTGGTTTTTAGACCCCGGTTTTGGTACGGACCATAACTCAATGGTCGGTAAAGATGTAACGGAGGATGACATAACGCAAGCGATTGAAGAAGCGATGGAACAAGTCGAAAGAGTAGAAGGTATTAGGAATATAACGGTTAATATGGATCGCAGCGACCGAGAACTATCGGTCTATTTTTATATCTTGGTTAATGGGGAAGAGTTACCGGTTGATGGGGTGATAGAAAATGCTTGATGGCAATGGATTTAAACGTAAAAGATACGCCGATATTATAGCATCTTTAGAAAATAGAGCCAGGGAAGCATTTGGTGAAACGGTTAATCTATCCCATCGTCAATTTTTAGGTATCGCAATCCGAGTGATAGCCAGAGTTCTTTCAATTTTCACCCAAGACCTTGAAGATACCTACAATGCAGCATTTTCGGATACGTCATCAGGAGTGGCTCTTGACCGCAATGCCAAAAGGCAAGGGGCGAGAAGATCAGGACCCTTACGCTCCACTGGGGAAATTGAAATAACCGGTGAAGAAAATACGGATATCGATTCCGGCTTTGTGGTTGAAACGAGCCACAGCATACGGTTCCGGACTACAGAGAGCGTAACCATTCCGTCGGACGGTACAGTTACAGCCGACATTGAAGCTGTCGAACGAGGGCAGCAGGGCAACGTTAATGCTGGCGACATAACGGAGATCGTGAATCCATCCCCTGGTATCGACAGTGTCACTAACCCGGAAGCCACTTCTGGCGGACGTGATCGAGAAAGCGACGAGGAACTTCGGGGACGTTTAGACCGAGCCCGTTCGAAAGAAAATCGCCTTGTGTTCAATTTGCTTGATGTGCCGGGCGTCCGGGATGTCTATCTGGACTCAAATGAAACGAGTAGTACGTCCGATGGCATTCCTCCAAAGAGCATTGAACCAGTCGTCTGGGGCGGTGCTGAACAGGACATTGTGGAAACGATCATGAGATACAAATCAGGCGGCATTCAGTCGTTTGGTGACACCGAAGTAACTGTCCAGGACAGCAAAGGAAAAGATCAAGTGATTGGGTATTCTCGGCCGAGCATTGTCGATGTCTATGTCAATGTAACGCTAAGCGGGATAGCCGACCAGGAGGCCATCCGATCGAATATCATTGAATACATCGGCGGTCAGGACGCAGACGGCACCGAATATGACGGCCTTGGCATCAAAGAAGATGTTATTGCCTTTCAGGCTCTCATGGCAGCCGGCGAAGACAGTGAAGCTGATGATATCAGTATTGAGCTATCGACTGATAATGAATCATTTGCCTACGAAAATATTGAAATTAGTCAAAGAGAGTACGCCCGCACGGACGCGGACAAGGTGGTGTTTCAATGACACTAGCTGAGAAGATGCTGTCATGGATCACGGACCGGTACAGTAAACGGCCGGATTCCAAGATCGCAAAGCTGATGGCGGTAGTGGGGGAGGAAATACAGGAGAAACTGTTTGATACTCGGGACGCCATCGTCTATTACCAAGATATCGATAACGCAGAGGGGAAGGTGCTTGATCGATACGGGCAGGATGTAGGCCAGCGACGAAACGGGATGGATGATCAATCCTATCGGTACATGATCAAGACGAAAGACAGCGCCAATTTCTCCAATGGTGATATCGAGACGATAAACGAGATCATGGAGAACTTACTCGGTGAAGCATACAAAGGTCTGGCGGAATGCTGGCGGTACGAAAAGTACGACAACGAACCGGCAGCCCTTGTTCTGTTGTACGAGACCGATATCTTCACCCCGCAGCTTAAGTTTGACGGTACCGCCAAATTCGATGGAACGTATTTGTTCAGCGGAACCAAAGAAGGCGAGTTTGCAACGGCCGCGATTGAAAATGTCAGAACATCGATCCGGCGCATCGTACAGGATGGCATCCGGATTTACTTCGGCGTTCCAATCGAAGCAGCATACCAGGACATCATTGCATACAGCACCTTAATCGTTCCAAGAATCTCCAAGACCTATACGCTGCCGATCAATTATGAAGCCGGTTTTCACGTACAAAGGGATACGCAGATTACCAAAGCGCTCAAGTTCGACGGGAGCGCTTCTTTTAATGGCGTGCACCAGTTTGATGGCGAACGAGATCCTACGGAGTATGGCCTCCAGATGAGAATTAATGGAGAGGAGGTTGAAGCATGAAGGTGGCTTCCAAACCAACCTATAATGTCGAGATCAAAGAAAGGAAGGTGAAGCAGCATGGCGGTAAAAAAAGCCGTAGCAACCACTCGCAGAACGAAAAGCGCTGAGGCATCGGCCGGAGTTGATACGTTAACTGCTATTACTCAGGTCGGCTGGGGAGACGGCGGCCACGATGCAAGTACCGGTGATGTGAATGATCCGGATCCGGATGCGACTCAGGCACCAGGGGAATTTCTGGTCAAAGACATTGAGAATGCAAATGTTGATGGCACCAATGCAGTCATTGAAGTGGTACTTTCTGCAGATGAAGGAAACGGCCGAAATATATCTTCCGTTGCTCTCTATGACGAAGATTCAGACCCTGTAGTATTTGTGAACTTCTCCCCTAAGGGGAAGGATTCAGACACGATCATCGAAATTGATCTTACTGAAGAACATTAAAGGAGGGATAGCATGGCAGATCATCCTATTGAGGACCCGAAAGCATATGACCAACAGTTGAGACAGATAGAGACAAGTGATGATGTTCATCCGGACGTTGTAAATCCGTTATTTCATCAGCTCATTAACAACGATGCTTACTTGAAAGAACAAATTGGCGAACTAACTAACCTTTCCACCGAGCAGAAGAGCAACCTGGTTGCTGCCATAAATGAACTGCTCGATATGAGAGGCGACTTGAACAATTTGGATACCGATGATAAATCGAGAATTGTTGCAGCCATAAATGAACTGGTGCTGAAATTTAGTACGCATAGTTCCGAAACTGTGTCAGATGGCGCGCACGGAATGGGTAATATTGCTTCTGAAGAATATGAAGAGGGGGAATGGACTCCTAGTTTGGTTGGAAACACAAATGAAGGAAATCATTCATATAACACCACACGGGTGGGAAGGTACATCAGGATGGGGAACATGGTGCACGTCATGTTTCAGGTTCGTATATATTCTGAGGACGTTGATACGAGTTGGGAGGGCCGTCTATATGTATCAGGGTTGCCTTTTCCAGCACGAGCACCGTGGGCAGGGAATTTCGCCCATGAAATGGAATATTTAAATACAGGTTCATCTTTTATTTCTATTGATGCTAGTAATAACGACATTCGCTTTTGGACTCATTATACTGACGGAACAAATTCTTCTGACCCTGTGGACGTTGAAGATGTAAATACAAATGAGAGGATTAGGATTAGGGGTTCTGTCAGTTATGAAATTGAATAGGAGGGGAAGTCCATGAAAGAAATTATTACAATATCAAACTTAACGAGCAACAGTGTTAGTATATTGAAGCAAAAATTCACAGAAGACACGGACGAACAAGTAGGAAGCAACTGGCGTAAAGCATATGTAAATTCGGAAAGAGGTCGAAAAAATGTAAGTGATGAACTGCCGTCACCGCAACAAGACGCTATTTTTACGGTTTGGGGAGACGAACCGACAGTAATTGAGGGCAGCGAATAGCGTGGCTTATGCGCACTAGATGCAGCACCCCCAATGGATGTGTTTTTTATGAAACGCATATCTTGTTATATTTTGTTAAGATAGGAGGGATATAAAATACAGAGGTGGTCAAATGCAATTTAGAACTATTACATTAGAACGCAACTCAGTTTATGTCGATGCTTTCCCTAATAAATGTGGACTATGTGGTAAGAATGTAGACCCTGTTTATATCGGCGGAGCTTTCCATAATGGTGGAAGAGAAAAAGCAAAGAAAATGGAATTGTCGTTTCAGTGTCCCAATAATAAGTGTAATAGCTTAATTATTGGGTACTATGAAAGGACAAGTGAAAACCCTCAATTTGCGTTGGAAAGCCACGCCCCTATCCGGCCTGTCGATCGAAAATTTAACGAAGAAATTCTTGAAGTCTCGCAAAATTTTACAGAAATTTATAATCAATCATATTTTGCAGAGCAAAATGATCTCACCCAAATATCTGGCATCGGTTACCGTAAAGCGTTGGAGTTTTTAATAAAAGACTATTTAATATATATAGAAGCCGATGATACTGACAAAATTTTGAAAGAACCTTTAGGCCAGTGTATAAATAAACTAGATAATCTTAACATTAAAGAGATTGCAAAAAGAGCAACATGGATAGGTAATGATGAAGCCCACTATATTAGAAAGTGGGAGGATAAAGACGTCAACGATTTGAAAAAATTAATCGAAGTGACTGTATACTTTATCGCAATGGACATTTCTTCAAAGAAATATTTAAATGAGATGTCTTAAAGGAGTTAAAATTATGAAAGAATCAACTTGCTCGAAAGCTGAGATTGTAGAGGTAATAAAAGTTATAGTGCATTCAGGATCTGGAGAAAAAAATTCAGATCCCATAAAAGAGAAAGTAGAATACTGGACAAAAGATGGAGAGTTTCTATTTTCTGAATACTAACAAAAACAAATGTTCTTATATTGCTTTCTCAACAAACGAAAATCAAGGACTGTCTGTAACCGAGAGAAAGCCTTGAATTAAGCAGCACCACAAAAGACGTTTGGTGCAATAAACAAAACATTGAGGAGTCTCCAAACGGAGGCTCTTTTTTAATTCTAAAAGGAGAGTGAGGACATGAAAAAAGTAATTGATAAGCTATTCAAAGGTGACAAGGAGAAGGCGCAGGTGTTCCGGAGTATCTTCACAATTCTTGCAGGTATTGCCGCAGCCATAAAGCAGGTGCTGGAAGCCACGTTTGGTCTTGCGATTCCTTCAGAAACTGTAGATGCATGGGTGGATCTGGTGTCCTGGGTAGTCATCATCTACGCCATGTACCGCAATAACTATTTCGGCGAAAAAGGACTCAACCAACTCAAGCTACTTATCAATAGCGGACTCGAGTAATATCTTGTGCTTGATATAGAGAGAAGGGGGCCAAGCATGGGCGATGAACAAAACAATGAGTGGTACTCGAACAAAGAACTATTCGAAAAGCTAGACGCTTTTAAGGATAACTTTCGTGATCTGCGTGTTGAGATGGAGCAAACCAGATCCGCAATAAAAAAATATAACGGGCTGCGTGAGGAAGTTGGCAAGGCCAGAGAAGAAATTGAAGATGTAAGGGGCAAAGTTAATCATCTGGAGGCAACAGCTCAGGGCCGGTCAACTGTGTGGAATAGTATCAAGAGCTGGGGCGGATGGATAGTGGCCGTCCTTACTATGGTGGCCGGGTATTTAAAACTTATTATGTAAAGGAAGGTGGAATACATGGGATACGCCATCACAAAAAAATACATCCGGCACGGGAACGCTCGGCCTGGTCACAAGCTGACCGGGCCAATTTTTGGGGTCGCACATGATACGGGTAATCCGGGATCCACTGCACACGGCAATCGTAACTATTTCAACAGCCAGCAGCCGTCAGCATCGGCTCATACGTTTATTGATGATAAATACATTTTAGAAATAATCCCGCTGGACGAGAAAGCCTACCATGTGATTTACAATGTAACCACTGATAATCGTCGGTATGGTGATGACGCCAATGATGCAGCGATTGGAGTTGAGCTCTGTTATGGAGGTAACATCAACTTTGATGAAGCGTATGCGCGTTATGTATGGTATTTTGCTTATCTATGTGATAGATACGGTTGGGATCCGGACGAGGATATCACAGGACATTCCAAATTGGATCCAGAACGTAAGACGGATCCGGAAAATGCGCTTAATCAGAACGGCGTGTCGTTCCAGCAATTTATTAATGACGTAAAGAGAGAACTGGACGGGGAAGGAATCGCATCCTCCACTGATGATGAACTGCTGCAGAAAGGCGACAACGGAAGTAAAGTGGAACAATTGCAAGAAGACCTGATGGCAGCGGGAGAAGAACTTCCGCGTTTCGGTGCAGACGGAGATTATGGCAGTGAAACAGTCGAAGCAGTGAAGGCATTTCAAGCACGCCATAATTTGACTGTAGACGGCATTGCCGGACCGAATACAATGAAAAAGTTGAAGGAGGTAATTAAAGATATGACACAACAGAAGCCTAATGAAAGCCATAAAGAAGCATGGGAATGGGCGCAGGAAAAGGGTTTACTCAATGGAAAGGATCCACGGAAGCCGATTACGCGGGAGCAGATGTCTACTGTTATGATGCGGCTATATAAAAAGCTGAAATAAACAGGGCAGGGGCTTTCCTGCTAAACAAAGTAGAAAAGAGCAGACTTGAAATTGGGGTCTGCTCTTTCCCATGTTCAACTATGTGATTGAATAAAGGAATGGATTATTTTTAGTATATCCTTTTTTAAACAGAATAACCAAAAAGAACGTATAATGAAAATTAATTTTTATCAGCTAATTCATCCCGGTCCGCTGCCCGTGGTGGTTCCTCCATCCAACCGTGTTTGATCATGATTCTCGCCCCATTGTCCGCAAACTTAGCGATTTCAGCGATTAATCTGCTATACATAACTCCGATATCCCTGCGTGGACTCATGGACATGCTTGTACCGTAATATCCCATACCGGTGGCTGTCAAAGCTGAACAATAAAACATCATTTTTTTGTCAGAATAAGTGTAAGTCGTTGAATCTGTCACCTCAGAGTCTAACATCATGGGGCTGGGTAAATCATTATCTTTTAAATAGGATTCAAATATTTCACAATGTTTTTGAGCAATTTCTTTACCCTTTTTAAAATATTGAACAACCTCTTTGTTCCTGGCAACCTGACTGTAACCCATCATTGTAGCTGATCCTAAAGCATTTCTTAGGAAATTGGCATAAAGATTGGAGATTTCTATAGCCGTTAACGGTCGTCTTTCTCCAAAATATCCGCTTAAAAAGTTTTGTTTTTTGACGTAATCATAGGTTTCTGGTTTTGGAAT